CTCTCCGGTAATAGTCCGAAGAAATTTAGTTCTTTCTAATTCAGACATTAAATTATCGTCATCTTTGGAGAAGATAAAACTTCTATCTTGTTGCGCCCATCGAGATAGTGTCTCTACTGAGTGCTTCTTCATTTGTTCTTTCTTCTCATTACCCTCTTCGTCTACTGCAACTGTAATAAACGAACCGAACTCTACAGGATAAAGTCTTTGTATGTAGTTATATTTCTCATATTGCGTTAGATCGCCAGCAAGGTCTTGATACTGAACCTTTCCCGGCCCTCCCATATCAATACCAATAAAATCAAATTTATATATTCTATCAAGCCACGTTAGAACTTCCCTCTGTAATGCATACTCTACACGCTGCATTACTATCCGGGTAAGGCATCTCCATTTACCCGTCTGTAAATCTTCATACATGATAAAGAATACACCGGGATCAGGTGAGTAGCCTACGTCATATCCGCATCCTAGCCTTGGCGCAGCGCCCTTGTACGTCTCTACGGGAGGCGGTGCAAGGATTTCCTCTAGATGATAACGGGAGACTCCATCAGAGTCCCTTCGTTTGCACCCATCAAACATGTGTTGCGTTAAGACAATTAACTGTACTTCGTACTCCTCTGTTAAGAACCTTGTTCTATCAAATACAGAGAAGGTAGGTACTCCATGCTGACCTAGTACGTAATGCTTATAATCTTCGGAGTCCTCTTGAACTGCGAAGTATTCCCTTCTTCTAGTATATTCTAATTCAGGTGTCCACCAACTCATAATAGTTTGAGGGGTACTAAATTTTATATACTTCTCATCTAACTGGTCTGTTATATATAGAACATTCTCTCGGCGCTCCCCATTAGGAACCCCGGAAGTAAACATCTGGTAGTTCTCAATCTCTACCTTTAAACAGTTCTGTAAGGATAGCCACGTTCTCCAAGGCAAGTCCTGAGCCTCGTCTACCCATATCCTATAGGTATGGAGTCCGATAACGTTTGATTCCGATCCTGCCGCACCAGCAATTCTCATTAATAATTGGAAACCATTACTAAAGTCTACCTTTCCCTCGGTAACATTCATCGAAGGATTATACTGTTTAATTAACCAATGGGTTAAACATGCTGACCTGATCCTAAAGAATGCTAAATCTTTCTGCGCTTTATTAGGAACAAGAACAAACAAGCCCGGATCACCGGGAATAAATAACCTATTAATCATCCAGTAATATAGCATTTCAATCATTGTTGTAGTCTTGTGTACTGAACGTCCACAACACATTGATATATAACTTCCCGTACAGGTAGACCACGCTCTCTCATGTATCTCTAATCCGTTCCAGTTAGGATCGCCTTGATTTATGAACTCTCTAAATAGAACTGGATGCTGTAGAATTTGGCTCAATGCCCACTCTTGTTCAAATACTTTCTCTTCTATCATTCGACGTATAGCACCTGTTCTCTACATTTCCAACAAACAAATTTAGCTTCTATGCTATGCTCCATATCTGGAAAGTTATTCCAAAATCTTGCTAGCTCTATTAAGCAACCGGGACATGTTATTGGTGTAGTTGACCTATTCCAGAATTCTTGCGCCCTACTTCTTATGGAGTCAATATACTGGGGAATATCATCTACTTGCTTTTCCTTTCTAGCCTTTCTAGTAATACCCAACCTATCCTGTAATTCATTAATAGACATTGTAAGGCTTCTTTGGATATCCCCATAAGCCTTTACTGTTCTCGACAGAGAGAGTGGATCGGCCTTCAAGGTTTCCTTAACAGCCCTGATTTCTAAATCCGTATCCTCTTGTTGAATTAGATAACGTACTAATTGCTTAAGCGCTTCTGCATCATTGGAGTCATTCATATCAACTCCATACTCTTTCTGTAGACCGGATAATTTCTGCTCAAATCTTTTATCAGGTTTAACAACACCATCAGCCATAGCGATTAGTTGTTGCTCTTCTCTAACTTTTTCTTTACGCAAAACTATCTGTAATAATTCGTAATCTGAAAAGTCTTTAAATCTAGGGATATTTCTAAGCCGCTTAATTTTTCCCTTATATTCTTCAGGAATCTCTTTCTCGTCTTCCATCTTTATTAACTCCAAATAGTAAAGCCCCGATTTCTCGGGGCTTGTTTTACCAGCCGTTTTGTATTACCCTTCTCTCTAGATAAGCATAGTCTTGATCATCTAAGGCTCGTCGCCAATCAAATCTTGGTCTAATATAACTAGGTCCGCTACACCCCATGCAGCTACAATCAGTAAAGTGATGCTTGACATACCAATTATCGGGAACATCTGGTCCGCAGTACCAACTTGCTATCCAGCTATTCTTCCTCTTCTTTATTATGCGACTTCTTTGAAATCTTGTCATCTCTCTGCTGTGCCTTAGCATTTTTACCTACCCTCTTAATTATATAAGAACCAAAGTTAGCAAATAGTAGCCAGATTAACGTTAGAGCGAGAAATCCTAGCCACAGTTGGGGATATAATAGTTCGTGTATAACTTCTAATGTGTATAAAATTAATGTGCCTATAAGAGATATTATAAATACTATCCAAAGAGAAAATGCTAAAGGAAAGTATTTAGTATGTGATATTAATCCATATCCGAATCCAAAGATCATAATGGCTACTACAGCACCAATACCTAATACTAACTCCAAATAAATCACTTCCTAAAAAGATTTGGTTGCGGGCCTGAGAATCGAACTCAGTTATCCTGCTTATGAGACAGATAGAATAACCATACCCACCGCCCGCAATGGTGGAGATGATGGGGAGTCGAACCCCATGTTTATATTCTGTAAGCATCAACCTAATGAGTGCCGCAAATACTCGTCCACGCATCCCCAATGGTGGACCGGATAGGATTCGAACCTACATGCCTTTCAGACCTGATCTACAGTCAGGCGGGCCAGCCAATTTGCCCAACCGATCCATTGGCGCGTCTGAGAGGATTTGAACCCCCAACCTACTGATCCGAAGTCAGCCGCTCTAGTCCATTGAGCTACAGACGCATATATTATTGGGAAACAGATTCCCAACTATACTTGAATAATAACAGACTTCCTGATACTACAAGTATCACAAATAATATTAGTTTCATATTTCCTTCTTGGCTGGCATACTAGGAATCGAACCTAGACCTACGGGGCCAGAACCCGTCGTGCTACCATTAAACTATATGCCAAGGTGGTCCCTCCACGGAGAATTGAACTCCGATTTACTGCCTGAGAAACAGTCGTCCTAAGCCATTAGACGATGGAGAGTGGTAGCCCTACATGGAATCGAACCATGTTCTCCGTGTTATCAGCGCGGCGATCTAAACCGTTAATCGATAGGGCTATTGGCGGAACATACGGGGGTCGAACCCGTCCCTTCTGATCGACAGTCAGGTATACTACCGATATACTAATGCTCCTTGGTCGCGGTACTACGGTTATGATCCGTTCCTCGCTGCTCCACAGGCAACTGTGCTGCCACTACACTAAACCGCGATTGGTGAGCCACCTAGGACTTGAACCTAGAACATTCAGATTAAGAGTCTGCTACTCTAACCATTGAGTTAGTGGCCCTAAACTGGAATTATTATTGCTCTAACTACTTGCTTATACGAAGGAGGATTGTCTGTAATCTGCCACGGATTTTGATTCCCAACAGCAATATCCTGCATGACTAATTCGGCCAAATAACGCTCTATGGGACCAAATGTATCGAAAGTATTATCTTCGAACATCATCCAAATTCTAACCAATACTATCCCCCCAAGTCTGATGCCTCCCCTAGCGTTACTGCAAGAAAATCAAATAATGCGATTACCATTAAACAGACCACTAGAACTTCCATCTTTATCACCTTATGACTGTTGGTGAGTGCGGCAGGAGTCGAACCCGCAACCTATGGATTAAAAGTCCCTTACTCTACCATTGAGTTACGCACCCACGATGTTACTTTATTACTTCTACCTCATAATCCGGTGGAGGACTATCTGTAACTTTTACTCTTGAGCTACACTTAGGACAGGTAGCCACCTGATCTATTTGCCCCCAAAACACTCCCTTACATCGGGGCTTCGGGCAAAATATCTGGTACATATAAACAGTATTTGTATACGACCAACTTACTGTATTTGTCATTGGGTAGTTATGATACCACCAATCTCCTGTATAAGTTGCGGTATCTGTAGTATTAATTACTGATTTATACTCTGGTTTATAGGAGTCCTTAATTACATAATTAAACTCATAATCTTTTGCTACCATTTCCTTTACCTCCGATTGTTTTGGTGCCACGAAACGGATTTGAACCGCTGACACACTGGGCTTCAACCAACTGCTCTACCGGGCTGAGCTATCGTGGCATAATAAATTGGCGAGGCCGGAAAGATTTGAACTTTCATCTTCCAGTTTTGGAGACTAGCATTTTGCCAATTAAACTACGTCCTCGCGTTATATTAACAGGACTAGAACTATAGTGAATAAAATTTCTACTCCTATCAAACCTGATACAAATACTTTAAACCGTTTTCGGGTTATTGCTGCACTCTCCATAAAATCTGCAAGCAACAGCCGCTCTCTATCGCACATTACTAACATCTCCTAGTATTAGCGGCTGGATTGATTTGGTACTGCGACGGAGATTCGAACTCCGACGTTCAGTTTGGAAGACTGACATGCTAGCCGTTGAACATCACCGCAGTTTAATCTAGTTGTCTTGCGCCCGATTCTTGGGTAACACCCACTCCTTTCCGAACGCTATTTCATTCTCCGTTGCAAAGAAAGCCCATGCTATGGGTAATTTATCTTCTTTAGCAATATTACACGGATTACAACTTGGAGTTGTATACGTACCTTCCAAACTCTTAGGGTATATGTGATCCCTAGTTATAAATTCTATGGTAAAGAAATTACCACAATAAGAACATTGAATCTGATTAGTCCGTTCGTGCCGAATAAAATGAAAGTCGAAGGGAAAGTTACCTGTTCTTCTTGCAGCGAACAACCACGAAGTTCGTAATCTTCGCTTCTTTCCCATATCTATTAATGCTGAATTATCTCTAATTAGGGCGAAATTCAGCGACTTACCTCCTTAATATTAAAATTTGGTCGGGGTAAAAGGATTCGAACCTTCGACCTATTGCTCCCAAAGCAAGCGCTCTAACCAAGCTGAGCTACACCCCGATTAAATATATGCCTGAATCTGCTTATAATCTGCTGTCCAATAGTCTGAAAGTTTCTTACAGACACATCCGCGAGCATCTTTATGTGGGTCCAATCCAAAGTGTTTTAGTACACCGAACTTTTCGACGTATCCTGTAACACCTGTACCAGATACTACAGAAATTTTCAATCTACATCCGCACTCAGGACAACAAGGCCATGTATTAAACTTTATCATCTATACACCTATTCTATACTTCTTCTTGATTTGCTGTGCCAAGCCAGCCTTGACTAGTCTCTGGTAAGCTTTTCCGAACACTCTTTCAGTATCAGAATCATTAACCTTACACTCTCTAATCATCTTAGCTGCTGCGTCATATCTATCTACTAGTGGATTACTGTCCATATATACTCCTAACCGTAGGTTCTTATTCGATGGCAGTTAGCACATATAATATCGCACTTGGATATCTCGTCTAATATTTTCTGTAATGCTACCATGTTACCTACTAATCTTGCTACATTATCTATTTTATCTTCTCTATGATCAAAATCCATTACATAGGGCGGATAGCTAATTCCGCAATCTGCACACGGAATATTTTTAATACTGTTAATTAGCTCTCTAATTTTAATCTTTCTTAATTTAGCTTTATCTTTATAGTACTGCTTATCGGCCTCATAATATTTCTTAGTTGTATACAAAATAGTTGGCCTCCCTGAAGAGATTCGAACTCCCAACCTTGACGGTAGAAACGTCCTGCTCTAGTCCATTGAGCTACAGGGAGGTAAGAATTTTGTTCCATTAAGCTACGGGGGCGTAGATCATTCGTCTATAACTATTCTTAAATTCTAGGACTTCCTTCTCAGATAGATAGGTATCCCTAGAATATCTCATATTTTCTTTAACGATAGAAAGTCTCTTAATTAAATATTTTCCTACTACAGCAAGCCTTTCATCTCCTAATAAAGTATCTATATAATTAGACCTATAGTTTGAATACCCCATAGATGCATCGATAGCTAATGGAGACTTAGAAAAATCTTTAGCGGCATAAGAATTAGCAAATTTTAGTTCATATTCAATAGCCTCTAATTTAGAGATTTTTTCAGGAAGTTTGATATCCATACTTCTAATAACTTCAGACTTCCATTTACCTAAGTAGTATTGCATATAGTTTTGCATGTAACTCATAGAGTTACCCGGAAAATCCTCAAACGATCTTACTATAAAAGTAGTATCAGTTATCTCTATCGTATCTTGAAAGAACCAAAATTCATCCAGATCAGTATTCTTTACTATGCTAGTAAGTGCTCCAATTTCACGTAGATCGGATTCTATTAGTATTACGTTTACATATTTATTAAGTTCCTCTATCCAATCTTTGGGGGCATTTTTATAGTCATTTATAACTACGTATATAGGGTATTTACCGTATATAGGCTCTAGACTATTAAGGCATAGCCAAGTCCAGTCCTTGCCCCCACTCCATGTACAAACTACTATACCTTGCTTCATTATACCTACCCTAAAATATTTGGT